GGTCGCAACATCCGCGTCCTTGAGGTGGATAGCAGGGCGTGATGTTTTGTGTATGTTCGACGGAGATGAGGCAGGGCGCGTAGGCTCTGAAGAACTTAAGAGAAGGCTCGCCGTGTTCGGCGGACGCTTTACCGATATCCGCCCTGAGAATGGCGACCCTAAGAATTTATCATTAGAGGAAATACAATGTATATTGTCAAACCAACTCCTGTAGAGAAAGACACTAAACGACCAACAGAACTCTTTCCCGGTACTGTTTATACCTGGGGCCGTGAAGAGTTCTTCTACATGGCGTGTCATGGTGGTCTTTCAGTGTGTCTTAATCATGGGCGGACACTTAAAACGGTAGCAATCAACGGTAACTGCCCAGTACGTATTGTAAAAGGAGCATTTCATGTTGAAGATTAAACAGTTCGGATGGTTAACCCTACGCTTCTGTATCCTCGGCCCACTTGTTATTATCATCAAGCTAGGTGAGTACGCCGAAGACTTGTTTGAGTACCTGGATGCACGAATGAGGGATATGCATGACTAACACCAACGAACTGACGGCGAGGCTGAAAGCGCAAGTACAGCGCCGCAAAGCCGTAGGTATGCTAATGACCGCAGTAGATTGCGATGAGCTAATGGCGCTGACAGAGGCGCTGGAAGCCGCAGAGAAGCGCATCGCCGAGCTTGAGGCCGCCCAGCAGCCCGCACCCGTAGCGCTGCCAGTGCAGGTGCCGGATGAGCTATCAATATTTGAGGCGGCTATTGATGAATGCCGTGCGTCAGACGAGATTGACGAGCACGCATGGAATCATGGTGTATTAGTAGTAATGGCTAAATTTGAAGCCTGCCGCGCCGCCATGCTTAAACAACGGGAGGAATAATTGGATAAGATACTGCTCAGTGTTCTCAGGGACCGTAGCAAGTTCCGCCAGCTTCGTGGTGCGGTCCCTGATGATTTAATCGGACAAGAGACTGTATCAATGCTGGCTTGGTTTCAGGCCTGGTTCGAAGCGTTCCCCGACAAGCCGTACGTAGAGACGGAGAGCCTACGCTCTCTGTTCACTCTGCGTGTGGGGTCGAGTATTGACGATAACCAACGTGCTATTATGAACCTCTTGTTCCGTAAGCTGGACGAACCAGTGGACCCGCACGAGGCTGAGGGTATCGCTACGATGCTGTACGAGCGAGACTTCAAAGGTAAGGCGGCAGCGCTGATTAACCGGTACGATAACGGGGAAGAGATTGACCTCACGTTCGAACTGAACCGCCTGGCTCACGAGAACATGCGGCGTATGTCTGCGTCATCCCCGGCGAGCTACATCGATGACCCGATTGAGGATATCCTGAATGACTTCCAGGGCGACCGTGGACTGAAGCTAGTCACACAGCTCCTGAGAAGCTCTGTGGGAGGACTTCAGGGTGGGGATAGTGTGGCAGTAGCGGGTCGTCCTGACAAGGGCAAGACGAGCCTCCTGGCTGCGAATCTGGTGAACTTCGCCCCGCAGTTGGAACCACTGGGATGGGGTGGTCGTCCGATGTTGTGGCTGAACAACGAAGGCTCAGGTCGTCGTATCATCCCGCGTATCTACCAGGCAGCCTTGAAGTGTACGTTCTCTGAGATGGTAGCAAAGAGCAACGCAGGTACTCTGGTTCAGGAGTATCAGGAGGCAATGCACGGTCAGCGTATCCTGGTGAAGGATATGCACGGCGCAACGCTGGGGCAGATTGAGCAGGTCATTGAGGAACTGAATCCGTGTGTCGTGGTGTACGACATGCTGGCGAACTTCCGAATGCCGGGCACAGGTGGGGGTAATAAGACTGATGCACTCGAACAGATGTGGCAGGAAGTACGCGAACAAGCTGTGCGCCATGACTTTGTGGCTTTCCCTACAGTACAAATCAGTGCGGATGGGGATGACCAGATGTATCCGCCGTACTCTGCGCTGAAGGATTCCAAGACCGGTATCCAAGGTGCGACCGACGTTATCCTGATGATGGGTGCATTGAATAGTATCGAGATGGATACGGTTCGGGGATTCAGTACACCGAAGAACAAGCGGCAGATGCAAGGTGTGCCCAGCAATACGCCGGGTCAGGTGTTCTTTGACAAAGAACGATGTGTATTTGAAGATGGGGGTTTGTAATGAAAATGAAGCAGGTACTGGTAAGTGTGAATCGTGGGGATGTTTTTAAATGGACTCGTGCCTCTACTTATGGATGTGCAGCTTTGCTAATCGTAGACAAAGACGTGTCAGAGCGGCATATTGATGTGCCATTCATATCCTGCTCCAGTATGAATTGGACAGGTAGTCTTCATTGGTTATCTTCTAAGTTAGAAGTGGGCGATATTGTGTACGTTGGAACCATTGATAATATTGTGTTGTAACAACAACTTACAATAGACTATCACTAGTAAGAGGAACGAGTATGCCACGCAAGAAGAAAGAAGTACCGGCAGATAATGTGAAAACTGAGGACATCATACAGAGTGATGATGAAGCAGTGCAGCAGGTAGAGGCAGATTACGCTATGGAAATGCGTCTACTTGATTACCTTACCAAACTAAATAGGGAAGTTCCTGACGATAAACCTACGTGTATCTCCATGCGGGACCAGGCAGTACTGCACCTGCTGGCAGGGGCAGACCTACATCGGGTAGGGGAAGATGTAGTAGAGCACCGTATCAAGCGCTGTATCAGTATCGCAAACCTCGTAGTTAAAATGTTAGGAGAAGATGCATGAAGATTGGTTTCTCAGTAATTCTGGATACAACAAATGAAGATGATGTGCAGAAGCTGGCACAACTGATGCAGGTATTCGCTGACCAGAGCAACACGGTAAGCGAGATTATCGTTAGTCGTGCTGTTCGTTGGGAAGTAGAGAATGCCGCTGCTACCACGGATGATAAGGTTAAGGCATAATTAGAATGTCACTTGGAAGGGGAAGGAAGATGTTCCCCTTTGAATTAGGAGATTTATCATGATTGATTTAGTTGTGCTCATCCGGCACATTGTGATTAACAATCCTGACCGTAATGTACAGTACTCAGTACTACAGAGCGTATTAGGTATCTCACGACACACAGCGAAGAAAATTATGTTCGCTTGGATTTATCGAGCTACACCAGAGAAACTCTGGAAGTTCGTGAAGGAAGATAGTATCGACCCGGAGGTCTAATGTACAAGATACTACATACTGACCTGGAAACGGAGAACCATCCGTGGTACGGGAACGTAGCATCGGCATTCAACCCTGAGAACTTCATCGTTGCGCCAGGCTGGCGTGTCGATACAGTGAACGATGACGGTACTGTCACAGTGGGTGAGACGCATCATCGGTACTTCGGTACGGCTGTAGAAGCGGATAACGGGGCTGATTGGTTCAACGTCCTGAACGGCTGCTCAATCATGGTATGTCACAATGCACAGTTCGAGATTAAGTGGTTCCTCTCCAAGTACCGCGATGTGCTCGAAGCGTTCCTCAAGCGTGGCGGGCGTATCGCCTGTACCGCACTGGCTGAGTACTTGCTGAGTCACCAACAGGAACTATACCCATCACTGGATGAGACGGCTGTTAAACACGGCGGCACCCACAAGGTGGATGGTGTTAAGATTCTGTGGGAGCAAGGTTATCTTACCTCTCAGATTGATAAGGCACTCCTGATTGAGTATCTGGCTGGCCCGAGTGGTGATATCGACAACACAGCGCTAACGTTCTACAGCCAGCAGCAGAAGCTTGCGGCAGCGGGTATGGACCGGATGTACTGGGAGCGTTGCGATGCACTGCTGGCATTTGCATACTGCGAGTGGTTCGGCCTGTACGTTGACCGCGAGACAGCAGAGCGTAACCTCGCTGCGCAGGAAGCTGAGATTGCTGAGTTGACTGCACAGTTGCGTGAGTTACTACCGAAGGACTTGCCTGAGGAACTGGAGTTCAACTGGGGCAGTGACTACCATATGTCAGCGCTGGTGTATGGTGGCCCTGTGAAGTACCGGCACCGTGTGCCGTACGACCCACCGCAGTACGTCAAGGCAGACTATTACAGGTTAACTGATGGGACTCTGATAGAGGTAGATGAATGGAACCCGGATGCGTA